GCCAAAAATAAAAAACCGCTTTGCGCTGCGCGGCTTGTGTCTATGTATTGACAATGGATTAAACTCTTGTCTCCGTTGTGCATACAGGGGCATATTTGTAACAAAACTCAGGTTTAGGGTGTAAGGTGGCTATATGAGCGATGAAATCATTGTTCCTTCAGAGGCTGGTAGACCGACTAAGAAGACTGAACAGCGCGTAGAGGCATTGTTGCAGTCACTTCGTGCAGGTGCTTCACGCCAAAGATCTGCTGCATTGGCTGGCATCCACAGGGATACACTGCACGAGTGGATGAGGCTAGATCCCACATTTTCCGACGCTATAGAAAAAGCAGAAGCATTTGCAGAGATGCGGTTCTTGTCTAGGGTTGCCACAGCAGCAGAGAATGAGCGATCATGGCAAGCAGCCGCTTGGATTCTAGAGCGCAGGTTTCCGAATGAGTGGCGTAAGCGTGAGGGCATTGAGTTCTCAGGCGTAGATGGCAAGGCTATTGAGGTGAAATCCGTTGGAGACCCAGCAGAAGAGCAGCGAAGACTTTCAGCAGCCCTCGGACTTTTGGAGCAATTGGGTATCGTCGCTAGACCAGACTCAACGATCCTCTCTACTGGAGATACTGAACCCGAAACTACCTGATTGTGTGCCTCACAAGCCAGAAGTGCCACAGGCTGTATTTCTTAGCCTAGGCAACAGAGAGGCGCTTTATGGTGGGGCTGCTGGTGGAGGCAAGTCTGACGCTTTGCTGATGGCTGCCTTACAGCACATCCATATTCCGAACTACAGCGCCATCCTGCTGCGCCGAACCTACAAAGACCTATCTTTGCCCGATGCCATCATGGACAGGGCTAGGCGTTGGCTACAGGGTACGCCAGAGGCACGCTGGAATGGCGACCGCAGAGAGTTTCGGTGGGCAAACGGCTCAACGCTGGTATTTGGTCACCTTGAGAACGAAAACGACAAGTATCGCTACCAAGGTGCTGCCTTCCAGTACATCGGCTTTGACGAGTTAACCCAGTTCAGCGAAACGCAGTATATGTTCCTTACCAGCCGACTACGACGGCTTAAGGCATTTGAGGCAACACCACGCATGAGGGCGGCTTCTAACCCGAACGGGCTAGGGCATGACTGGGTATATAGCCGTTTCATCCCGAAGATTGACGAGCGTACTGGCAAGTTGATTGTTCCGCGTGACCATAGTGGCGAGGCTCGCATCTTTGTACCAGCCAAACTTACTGACAACCCACACCTAGACCAAGAGGAATATATGCGCTCGCTTAACGAATTGGACGATGTGCTGAGAGCGCAATTGGTGGATGGCTCGTGGACAATCACGCCAAGCGGCGATTTCTTCAATCCTGAGTCACTGACCAAGTACGTTGACGATCTGGACTGGGACGAGTATCGCTGGGTGCGCTACTGGGACTTGGCTGCAACAGAGGCGAAGATGGGCAGAGACCCCGACTACACAGCAGGGGCGCTTGTGGGCAGGAGTGCCAAAACGGGACTTACAGTGATCGGCGACATGAAGAGGGTAAGGGAGCGACCCGACAAGGTTGAGGCATTGATCGCTAGATGCGCGCAAGAAGACCCCCGTGGCACAGCGATCCGAATGGAGCAGGAGGGGGGAGCGTCAGGAGTCATGGCAATTGACCACTACGCCAGAAAGATCCTGTACGGCTACGACTTCAAGGGGGCAAGGGTGACAGGGGCAAAGGACGTAAGAGCGCGTGCCTTCGCAGCCCAAGCCAACAAGGGGAATGTGTCACTTGTGCGTGGGTTGTGGAATAGCGCCTTGATTTCAGAGTGCTATTCTTTCCCGCAAGGCGCACACGATGACCAAGTAGACGCTATTTCTGGTGCAGTCAACGAATTGGCTCGCTTGTACATTGCTGGCTCCGCTTCAGTTCCTGCCACAGTAGGCTCACACAGGGTAGGATCTAGCAACGAGATTCAGAGACCGCGCCTCTTGGCGCGTGGTTAGGAGAGAGATGGCAAGTTTTAGGCAGCGCGTAGGCAAGGCAATTCGGGTACTTCGTGAGGGCGTATCTGAGCCGATCCTTGGACTCATTGACACAGACGACCACCTCTACAGGCGACTAACTGGGGAAACACGAGACCTTAGCCCAGTCACTCAGGAGCGCGCCCGCACGGTTGCACGCTACCTGCATCGCCAGAACCCACTTGCACGCCGATTGGTTGAGATGACTGCAGACTTTGTGGTGGGCGATGGGCTGGTATTCAACGCTGTAGACGAGGATGTGCAGGACATCATTAACGAATTCTGGAACGATCCGACCATGAAGATGAACCTGCGACACCGCGACCTTGTGGTGGATCTTGCAGTGAACGGGGAACTATTCCTGCGAGCCTATGACGAGAACGGCAAGGTCATGCTTGGCTACATTGACCCAGACCGCGTGCGTGGGGTACTAAAAGACCCAGAGAACGCATTTGTTGACCAAAGCATTGAACTCTTCAGCAAGCGTATGGCTGGTGGGGTTGAGGAGATCCCGATTATTCAGTCACGCGCAACAAAGGCTGGCTTGGAGTTTGAGGGCGAGGTATTCGCTTACTTCATCAACCGACCAGTAGGTGCAACTCGTGGCACGCCAGACTCGCTGGCTCTTGCCGACTGGATTGATGGCTACGATCAGGTCATGTTTAATGCGCTAGATCGCGCCTCACTCATGAACTCGTTTATCTGGGATGTAACACTGAAGAGCGCCGACGCTGACCAAGTGGGTGAGTGGGCAAAGATGCACGCTTCTGCACCGAAGGCTGGCACAGTTCGTGTCCATAACGACTACGAAACATGGCAAGCGGTGTCCCCAGCACTGGGTGCGGCAGAGACAGAGACAATCAGCCGCCTGATCAAGAATCTGATTCTAGGCGGGGCGGGCGTGCCAGAGGGATGGTTTGCAGATGGTGATTCAGCCAACCGCGCCACACTCGCCGCACAGGGCGACCCAACCTACCGCATGCTCACAGCACGCCAGCGACTTGTTGGATCAGTGTTTGAGGACATCGCGCAGTATGTGATCGCTAAGGCGATTTCAGCAGGGCGACTGCCAAAGGGCGTAGACCGCACAGTGACGGTGACCTTGCCAGATCCAAGCGTTGAAGACACCAAGGGAATTGCCGCAGCACTGCCACAGTTGATGGGGGCGCTGTCCGCAGCCAAGGACTCAAAGTTCATCTCAGAGGACTCAGCGCGCAAGGTCTTCCTTAGCATTGCTGGGCAATTGGGCATTGAACTGGAGCCAGAGAAGGAAATGGAGATGATTGAAGAGGAGGCTAAAAAGGCTGCTACAGACGTGCAAAATCAGCAGCCTAGCCTTGCCACCATCTTTGACCAAACACAGCCCCAGCAGCCTAAAAAGGCGGTTCCAGAGCAGAATCCGCAACCACCAGCACAGCAGGTGACGACAAGACCGCAAGGGGAGTAATAATCCTTGCCTAGCCAGACCGAAAACCAGCGCCAGAATTGGCAGACATCTAAGGCTCGCTCCACATGGGCAGAGTCTCTTCTGCGCCGCGCTCAGAACCAAATCACCATTGAGTCGGATGCCGTAGCCAAGATCCAAACAGCCATGAATACGGCGCAAACAGAGGTCGCAGCCATCCTTGCTGATATTCAGGCAAATCAAGCCCCTGAGTGGCGCGTACGCCGCGCACAGCAGCAACTGGCGGCACTGGAGCGTCTGGATGGGGAACTTCGCAGCAAACTCCTCACCATTGCACGGGCAGCAGCAGAGGAAGTCAAGATTCTGTCTAAGGGCATGCCGCAGCAGCAAGCCGACAAGATCAATACCGAAGTCACCAAGGCAGCCAGCAAACTAAGCAGGTCAACCGATTCAGCCAGACCAGAAATTGGTCGCTCTACAGATCAGGGGCGTGGGCTAGTCGCCATTGATGCCAGATCAGTGGACATTGCTGTTTCTTTTGTGCCAGACCTCATCGTGGATCAGGTTGGAGCGCTCAAAAAGGCGGTTAAGGCAGAGATCCTGAGAAACTCACTGGCACTTACTACGCCAGCAGAGAGCATTGCACGGTTGACTTCTGTAGCAACGCCAATTGGGGCATTCCCAACTGCTGCAGTACGAGCCGAAGCGATTGTCCGAACAGAGTTTAGGCGTGTCAGCAACATCGCAGCCATGAGTGGAATCCAAGCGCTTGCAGCCAACCCATATGGACTGTCTAACGACCAGCGTTCCTACATGCTTGACGCAAATGGTGTCATGTACAAAGAATGGATTGCAGTAGGCGACCACAGGACGCGCCCAGAACACGCCGCACTTGACGGGACGATTATTCCGATCAACGAATCATTCATGCTTGGCGAGTACACAGCCCAGTTCCCGAAAGACCCAAGCCTTCCAGCAAAGCACGCAGTCAACTGCCGATGCATGGTTGTGCCTTCATTCCCGCCAGAGATTGCAGATCGCCTTGGCGCAATGCCAGACGCTGGGGATGGCTCATTCGGCGAAATGCTTGCCATGATGCAGCAGGGAGAAATGGTTGGCACTGCAACTGGGGGTGGCGGAGGCGAGGCGTTCTCTTACGCTCCAGACGTACCGCCAAACGGCTTTGATTACGACATCGGCTACGACCCATCAGACGCTGCAGTAGACACATTCTTCGTCAATCAGGATGCAACGACTCCCGCACTGAGCAAGGCGGCAGACCTAACAGCCCCACCGCAGCCCATCACGGTAAATCGCGGCGTAACGCCTCTTAGCGTCATTGCTGGGATTCAGAGGAGTTTTGGTCTTGCTGGAAAGGTGCGAACAAGGCAGCAGCCATCAAGCCTTATCTCATTCATTCGGTTCGCCACAAAGATTCTCAACACTGCAGAGCGCAATGCGCTGCTCAAGCCACTTCCAAGTGTTGCGACGCACCAGCCACGACTTTCTGTTGACGCCGCAGAGTTCCAGAACTGGCTTGCAGAACAGCGTGGAGAGTTGAACAGGAAAAAGCCACTCAAGAATAAGAAAAAGGTGCTGATTGACCCTGACGAGGCGGAGAAAACAGTCCTCCCGACCCCGCTGATTGTCGCAAC